GGTGGTGCTGGTGCTGGAGGTGCTGGTGGTGCTGGTGGTAACATACGCGCAGCCTCCTCGGCAGCTTTCTTGGCCTTCTTTTCAGCCTTGCGCGTCTTTTCTGCTTCTTCAGCAGCTTCTTCAGCGGCTTTCTTGGCTTTCTTTTCAGCCTTGCGCTTTGCTTTTTCTTCTTGTTCTTTTCTTTCTGCTTCAAGACGAGCCGCCTCTTCAGCAGCTTTCCGCTCTGCTTCAAGACGAGCCGCCTCTTCAGCAGCTTTCCGCTCTGCTTCAAGACGAGCCGCCTCTTCAGCAGCCTTCTTGGCCTTCTTTTCAGCTTTACGTTTTATTTTTTCTTCTTGTTCTTTCTGTTCTGCTTCAAGTCGGGCGGCCTCTTCAGCGACCTTCGTCTCTGCCTCGAGTAGAGCAGCCTCTTCGGCAGCCTTCTTAGCCTTCTTTTCGGCGTTGCGCTCTGCTTTTTCTTCTTGTTCTTTCCGCTCTGCGTCAACACGACCAGTATCCTCTGCTGCTTTTTGAGCGGCCTCCTCTTCCTCTATAGCGCGCCGCGCTGCTTGTTCCATAGCAGTCGCAAGACGTGCCTTCTTGATCGCAGCATATTTTTCAGCACGAGCGCCCTTTACCTTTTTAGGTTTAGGCTCTTCTTCTGCGTCAGGCTCAGGTTCTGCTGGTGGTGGCGCAGCAACAGGAGCAGGAGGTGGTGGTGGCGCAGCAACAGGAGCAGGAGGTGATGGTGGCGCAGCAACAGGAGCAGGGGGTGCCAAAGAGGGCGATTCAGGTGATTCTTCGGGCGCCGCAACTGGTTCACGCACAAGTGTAAATTTCGTTTTCTTCTTTTCAGGTTTTGGCGCCTTGGGCGGTGGGGGTGGGGGTGCCGCCGCAACCGCAGCACTTGATACTATACCTTTATGGCCACTGTAATAAGCAGCTAAAGGCCTGAAAAACCAGCGGCGCTTTCCTATGCGTTTCGCATCCATGAATCGTAACACAATATCTAATATCGCACAGCCTCGCGCGGTTGTATTGATTACATCCGCAACCGCATTTAATCCGGCCTCATCTAAATCTAAATCATCTTCACCCGCTCTTTTTAAAATTGTACCCAATTCTACAAGTTTATCAATATACTGCGCACGTTTTGCGATAATACCACACTCCTGACCACTTCGCGGCTTTTCGCCTTTTCCAATCGGATACGGCTCAAATGTTTTAAACACCATTGTACCACGCTTTGGAACAATCACACCATAGGGTTTGCCCGCATGTAAAACATCTGCTTTTCTCTCGCGCACCGCATCTTCAATATCAGGACTCTCAAATACCTCTACAACTCCAGGATCACAATCTGTAATCATTTCACCATTTTTACAAAAATATTCCAGTTTATTCGTAGATGGATTTACATTACGTACTGCTTTTATAGATCCACTTTCCAAAAGTTGTTCTTTTCCAATTGGCGTTGGCGCATCAAACAGAAGCATAACTTGTATTTTAGAATCCAAAAATTCATCCCACAAGTACTCCAATACAATCTTTTCAAATACCTCTTTATTTTCAATTTTGCCATTCAAGTATACAATCATTTCAAGGCGGTGCATAAAAACTGCCTTCATCGCAGGAGTTTTTCGTGTGTATAATTCAATATTGCGCTCAATAGGTGCCGCAGAAGAACGACGCCCCCCTATAATATCACGAACCCAACCCACAAGGGTTGCCCAGAAATCACGCGCAGTTGTCTTCTCTTCATCTGAAATAGTTACTGTATCTTCTACAACTAACGGGCCTTCTGGGCGAACAACTTCAATAGGATCAGGTGTATACCTATCACGTTTAAGAGGATATTGTGCTACACGCAATGCCATGGGAATCTGAATGCTCTTGTACTTGTCTGGCTGGAATAGGAAATATTTATTTTTATACGTCAAATACCCCTCAAGCCCGCGCGCCCGTATTTTGAAATTTCTGTTGTTGATAATATCCTGAAGAACCAAATCAACCGCGGACCGAGGTATTCCTCTCATTAAAAGTGTCTGGATCAAATCTTCCTGTCGTTGCCAAGGCTGTTCTGTATTAAAAATTTGAGCGATAATTTGTTTAATCTTAGATGCACGATATTGGGCGCTAAACTGGCTATATGTACTATCATCACTTGTGCGCAAGTCTACTGTCACATCTGGCTCGCATACAATAGGTCTACACTCCATCCAATCACAAATAGGGGAAAAGTCCATGTCATCCAACATAACGCCCTCATCTTCTTCTTCAAGCACCTCACCCCTTGGACCACTGCGGGTTTGCCCTTGACTATCTGTCTGAATACGTCTACCAACTCCTCGTAAGATTGTCACATTTTTACGAAGATTACAGTCTACCGCGAATACTTTTAGGCGGCGGCTGATTTCACCCACCTGCATTGCCTTATACAGAGTTTTCCTATAACAATACAAATCAGCAGACTCGCGCGATTTGGGATTATTATATAAAATCGCATGTAAAAATATAGTTGTGTTTCGTTTCTCAATAGGAAGCATAGAATGGCTACAGTAGCGAATACCGCGACCTATAATCTGTTCCATCTTTGCAAAGTTAAACCACGCATCTAAAATGTGTATTTCACGTATGAATTTAAAGTCAACACCTTCAGATGTTACTTCGGAACCTATTATAACTTTTATGACTTCTCCATTTACATTTTCAGCACTGCGCGACTTTGCAATCGCATCTGCGATATATGCGGTTGTAGACAATTTGGGATCTCCAGTCAAGAGCGCATATTTAGCCGCCACAAATTCATGGTCGGCGCCTCTATGTTCTTTACGATGTTTAGGGCATTTTGCGCACAGTTTGCCAAGCGGGTGCTGGATTCCATTGGTAAACAGAGGCGGGCGATTGTAAGGTACAAGCCCATTGGCCTCCAATGCCAAAGCAAGAAGTAAAGCGCCAGAATAAATGAAACGGCTATATACAAATTGTACTCCCTCGCCATGAGATACATAACGAACAATTGAGGCGCCTTTAGGAGAATGCGCGCGAAAGTTTTCTTCTAGAAGCCAAGAAGGGTCTACAGTCGTTTCACGTGCTCCAGGGCTTCCTACGTCATTACGTTCTCTAAACACTGCGCGAAAACCAGCATTTCCAACATAGGTCTCTGCAAGCTGCTCGTTGTATTCCCCACTTGCGGGAGGAAATACGCAATTACTGGCCTGAACTAAATTATCTAGCACATTTGCGTCGGCTCCACCCGCAACATTAGAAGATGTGATTCTCTTCAAAATAGCATCATAATAAGACTCGGCTGGACTTTTGCTTAAGAGAATTGGAAGTTTAGACAGGTCTACTTTTGTTTGTGGAGATACAGGATCTCCTGCTAGAGGTCTTGCTGGATATAAAGCAGGTGTTAGCCTCAATACTGGCTGGCCATTTGGATCTAACCCTTCAGGATAAAGACGCAGGGGGAAACTGATTGGATTTTCCCCTCTCATAAAACTCACATAGGCATTCGCAACAGGCTTCAGAATCTCTTCTGCGCCTTCGGCCAATGTTCCATCCTCATTCAAAATTAATTTAATGTCAATCAACGGTTTCTTGTCATTCATGAGCAAAAGATTTAGTAAAAAATGAATTTCAAATACTGTATTAAACATTGGTGTGGCCGTCATAAGCATAAGTTTAATACCCTCCGTATTCATAAGCAATTCTTGAAGAAATGGTGCTAGTTTTACAGCATCCATCTTTTCAGATTTTTCCTTCTTTTTAGCTGCATCTTCCGTTTCTTGTTCAGCTGGCTCTCCTGAGGCTTCATTCTCAGGCACCACTTCTTCTAAGCCAACACGTTGTGTAAGTGTGGTTGCGCGCACATTGTGTGCCTCGTCAATAATTAGTAATCTATAATTAAACTCTTTTTGAAGAGCCATGGCACGACGCTCCGCAATATCGTCTCCAGAAATGTAGCGCACCACATTGCGAATATAGTTTCTGAATTCAATATAACCAAAAAATGCGTAACGACGCGTAATAGCCCTCTTAATTTTATTACGGATCACGTCAATATCGCGCTCATAGAGGCATTCTGTTAGTTTCAAGTATGTATTTCCAGTACAACCGCGCGCAGAGTTGGGTTCATCGCCCCTGCCAATTGTCAAATTCTCTTCACTAAAGTCAAAAATGGTGCGAAGAAAACCAGAACGTACGGCTTCAGGGCAAACAATGAAGGCTTTGCGGCGAGGATAGACGTCTAAATAGGCTTCTGCGGTCTGGATAGCCGCGCATGTTTTACCCACACCCACGCCGTGATATAATAGAGTACCATTATAAGGCGTTCGGGGATGTAAGAAGTTTGCTACAAAGCGCTGAACGGGCGTAATTTCAAAGTCGGGACCGGATGCGCAAGGATTGTCGGCGGGATTGAATGTGCTCTCAGTCTCGGCAAATTCGCTATGGGAGAGTAGTCTTGATACAAATTGAGGGTCTTCAACATCAGGATATAAGCCCCCATCTTCAAGCAAATCGGTATATTTATCTTTATTTGCTAGCCTATTATTTACTTTAGGGATTTTTCTCCTCGATGAAGCCAAACGGCGGGCTGGGGGGGGCGCCGCCTCCACCGCCGCGCCCTCCTCCATTTCGAGTCCAGGGTCCGGTAGACTCATTCCTGCGATTCCTATTTACAGCGTGCGGTTCCATTTCAGATGTAGAATTCGCCGCAACACACAATGGAGAAAGAACTTTCAACATCTTGGATATCCGAAGAAGCGCCTCGCGTTTTTCAGAATTTGCGGGCCGTATTTTAGCCAACGCAGCATCCAAAGAAAACCATCCAATGTCTCCAATCTCCCGCGTCATCATAGGGTCATCATTTTTTAATTCAAGTTTTACAGAATTCTTCAGATGACCCACATAATACACATGAGAGTAATGAATATTATTATTTCCATAAAAGGTTTCGCATATAGGTTCAATATTCTCAAATATCTTTACATCTGAAGACTCAAGGCCAGTTTCTTCACAAAATTCACGCACGGCACACTTGTAATTTGTCTCATACGTATTTCGCCGCCCCTTTGGAAATCCCCATTCAGGGCTATCATAAAGTAGGGGTGTAGTTTGTATAAGCCATTCAAGTGTGATATTTGTGGAATTATGATCAAACCCATTTTTTAGAATTTCAAATTTCTGTTTGGCAAGTTCATATTCTTGTTTATATTGACGATTCTCTGGTAAGGTCGGTTTTCCCCATAGGCCAAACCATAGTTCATCAAATGGTTTAGAAATGAGAGCTTGTCTTTCCTTCTCAGTCATTCCCGCAATCTGTTGACGAATATAGACAATATCAGTAACTTTATATTTTGCTCTTAACAATTCAATAAATCCAATGCTATCACGGCGTTGGACAAGAAGAAACTCTATATTCTTCTGGGGCAGAATAGATGCTCGTGTAAGCATTGTATGTATATCACATGTCTCTTCTGTAATCCGAAAGGCGATAATGCCATAGCTTGTTATAGGCTCCATACATTGTTTATAATGATGACCCTGTATCCCACAGTTTGAGCATATATTTCCTTTTTGCTGTTTATGTAACATGAGACTATTGCTAGTCATCTCCCTACCTTGAATAGCGGCCGTTCTTTACATCAATTACACGTCATTACACTAGAGAATGCCCGGTCGTATTCCGCCGAGCACGTGGGGGCCCTTCTTCTGGCATACAATGCACTTGGTGGCGCTTGGATATCCCAACGAGCCCACCTATGCTGAAAAGCGCGCAGCCAAAGAATTTTTTGAAAGTTTTACACATTTGATTCCATGTCCAACATGTAAACTACACTATGCCGACCATTTGAAAGAAATGCCTCTGACGCCGAGCCTAGATACCCGCAAAGACCTCTTCAAATGGACTGTGGATATGCATAATCTTGTTAATAAGGATCTTGACAAGCCTCAATACACGGAAACAGATGCCATTGCCTTTTATCACAAGTTGGGCGAACTTGGCCGCAGCCCCGTCTGGACACCCGAAGATATTCATAGCCATTATTTTGCCCTCATGGCAAAATATCTTGGAGGCTCAATCTTACTTGGAGGAATCATTGGTTACGCCGTCTATAAATTTACCAAAGATTAAACGACCTACAGAAATAGGATGGAGTCTGTACTGAACCGTGTTCGCTATGGTCTTGGAGATGGATATTATAATTATCCAACAGACACGGGTGTAAATTCTGGTGTAATACAATACCTTTATTATTTTCTGGCACTGACACTTATAATTCTTCTTGTGCTCGTGCTAGTCCATTTTACTCTTACACCTATTTTTATAACGCGCCCTGGTGGAAAAGGCATTGTTCCCTTGCCCGGTACCGATGACTCAAAGGTCTACTGGAAACGCTCAGAAACGGCTCTAGTGCCTTTAACTGATGTTGAAACACCACTGGGCACTTCTTTTGAAAATTACAGTATGATGCTGGATATTCAGATTGATAACCCAACTACAAATACAGATGCGCCACGTGTTCTTTTTACTCGCGGCACTGAAACGAAAAAGGGCGTGACATTTACAGCACAAGATACAATTTTAACAATGAATGACCAATTCAACTTGATTCTATATCTGGACAGAATTACAAATGATTTGAATGTGACGCTTCAAACTATGGGCTCTGGAAGTACGGTTGTTCTTGAAAATATTACAGTTCCTAATATTCCAGCGGGACGCACGGTTCGTATTGGTGTAATGGTGGGCAGCCGTGTTCTTGAAGTGTATGTAAATGGATATTTAGCCCGAAGCAAGGCCTTTACAAATTCAGTACGCTCTGTTGTTGGAAATATCTATCCCCCAGAAGATAAGATTCTATCTTCTACAGCGCGCGTATCTAATTTGCGCTTGTGGGGAAGACCTCTATCTCCCTCCGAGTTCCGCGCGTATGGAAGCCCAGATCCATATGATCGCAAAGAAATGCCAGACAGTTGCGCATCATAATCAAACAGGGATCGTAACCTTCAAGTACTACTATATATTTAAAAAATACATAGTAGCATTTCGCGTAAACCATTTTGATACCAACGGTAGAGTAATGAACCTTTCTACGCTACTTCTTGGCGTTTTTATAGCGACAGCAGTGGCGCTTCTTATAACATATACTATTTTGAGCGTGATGCGACCCTCTGCCTTAAAGGGGCTTTCCCCGAAGGTCGGCTCGCTACAAAAAGCCACGCGCGTGGGGTCTAGCACCGATGTACGCGAGTCTTTCTTGACCCCTCCTGGCGCCACATTTAGTACATATCTCTATTGTACAATTAATAATAAAACACAGACAATTGGAACACAGCAGGATCCTATTCCCCTTTTTAGTATGGGCAACGCGCTGCGCTTTGAAATTTTACCAGGAGGAGCCAGCGCCCCCGCAAGAACCCGTCTGCTTGTAAAGACGCAGGGGCCTCTGGAAAAGCCCGAGGAGATTTCAGTTGCCCAATTTCCAGAACAGCGCTGGATTCATTTGGTCATTGTGCGCGAGGGCCGTCGGTTTACAGTCTATTACAACGGTGAGGCGGTTTCCAGTTCTCGCACCCAATACTTTCCAGTTGTTAACTCTTCACAACTTACAATTGGCGATGCGAGGCTGCGTGGTGAATTTGCGCTTCCTACCATTGCGGCACTCCCTCTACGCATTGAAGAAATTCAGTCTGAGTTGCGCGACACATCCAACACACGCCACGAGCCTTATAAGCCTACAGATATAATGGCGGTATTTGCGAATTTAGGGTGCCCGAATGGATTGTTCTGTTTTAGTACCACCTCCCCGCCCAAAACAGACCCTCTGAAAATGTGGTCTACACCGTATGCTTAGATTTCTAACATACCCACAGAGAGATAGCAGACATGAATTCTGCTTCAATAGAGCAAAAACTTCCGGCTGCTGGAACTATTGGAACACTGATTTTTGTTGTTCTGACCTTTGTAGCCTTATACTATCTGTATCAGTTCCTCTTTAGCGCAAATGGCATGGAAGGCTCTACGGTTCTGAGCGGAATCAAAGATGCGCGCCCTGACCAAGCCTACATCACCCTTGCCAATGCGCTTCCGGCTATCTACGAGGGCGGCGAGTATACACTCAATGGTTGGATGTATGTCAATGACTACTCCGTGCGCCGCGGCTTGAACAAGCATGTGTTTAGCATTGGCGGTGCTGGTCACTTGACACTGGCTGTATTCCTGGGCCCCTATAAGAATTCTCTACATGTACGCGTGCACACAAAGGTAGCTTCTGCGGGTGCCAACGCGGCCAATGCGAATCCCTCACCGGCGGATGCGGCAGATGACCTATCTGCCACAAATCTGAATACTATCTTCACAGGAGTCCAGCAAGAGAGCGGTCTCTTAACAGGAAGCCGCCCCTGCGATATCCAGAGTGTGGATTTACAAAAGTGGGTACAAGTCACCATCACATTAAATAACAAGACATGCGATGTCTATATTGATGGTAAACTTGCTCGCAGCTGTATCTTACCTTCTTTCTACAAGGTGGATAAGAACAATCTGACACTCCGCGTGGCTGAATATGGTGGCTTTGGTGGATTTGTAAGCAATGTGAGTGCCTATAACTATGCTCTAAATCCCGAGCAAATCTGGCGTCTGTATATGGGTGGCCCCAATGTGTCCTATGGTCTGATGGATTATCTGAAATCCCTCTTTGACCCTAAGGCTCTTGGTTCCTTGGACTACCCGAAGCAAAATATTACCGCATAGTGCTAACTCTGCTCTGCTGGCCAGGGCGATAAGATTAATACACTCCCACGTTATGGCCCGCATCCGCGGGCTATACTAGGGGAGTTTTTAACTTAAGCACTGGACGGTACACAGTAAACCTAAGACTAACGGTAGAGAAAGCGGATGGACGCTGAATTTACAAATACTGGCAACGCCCTGAATTCGATGGGGCCAGTATCTTATATAACCGGTTCTGGTTTTCTGCCCCAGGTTATATTAACTGTATTATTGGCAACTGTATTATACATCACTTTAATGGCGGCGGAGATGATCTATCGCAGCATAAGAGCCGTGAGTGGAACGCGCGTGGAACTCCTCCCCTTTACGGTAAGCGCAGACGAAAAACCCCGCGAGTTTGAACAAAACCCTTCTGCGAAAAATGCGAAATTAATCCCCTTGTCCGACAATGAGCGCACGGGCGCCGAGTTTAGCTATAGTTTCTATATTTATGTAAATCCCAACAGTTTCAGACAAGAGGAGGGCCTTCTTCATATTATGCACAAAGGTCACCCTTGCCCCTTCCCTCTGATGGGTCCTGGTGTATTCTTAAAGAGCAATACAAATACTATGCGCGTGTACATGAACTCCAGTAAGACCTGGAATAACTATGTTGATATTGAAAATATTCCGGTCAAGAAATGGGTACATGTGGTCGTATCTGCTCGTAGCAATGCTATTGAAGTCTATATCAATGGCAACCTTGTAAAGAAACTGAATATGGAAGGTGGTGCTCTATACCAAAACTTTGGTAATCTTTACTTGTTTAGCCAGCGCCCTATTGTTCTAAATCCTGCGATGATCCCCTCTCTGAGTGGCAGCATCCTCCAAATCTTTGGTTCTTATTCTGGAGGTTTCAGCAATCTGGAATATTACAGTTACGCCCTCTCTTATACTGAAATCCAGAGCTTAGCGGCCAAGGGTGTGAGCAGCAAGACTGAGGTATCCACTTTAGATATGCCACCTTACTTACAAGATAACTGGTGGGTCAATAACCAATCTCAATAAACACAGAACAACAAAAATCTTTTACGAGAGCCTTTTTCCCTCGTAAAAGGTTTAAATTCATCTCTAAGACGTTTAACAGGAGAAGCTTACCAATGCCCGGTGGTGGATTATTGGCTTTAGTAAGTTATGGAGCCCAAAATGTTATATTGAACGGGAATCCAGAGTTTACATACTTTTATAAGGTTTTTAAACGCTACTCGCACTTTGCTATTGAAAATGCGACAATTCCTTTGGAAGGTCCAAATGAGCTCTTTTTTGACCAACCTATTCGTATTCGTGCGAAAATTCCCCGCATCGCCGACCTTGTGACAGATATGACATTTGTATTTGATATTCCCAATATTTACAGCAAATGGGTGTCTTGTAACGAAACACGCCAAGCGCAATATGAATTCCAGTGGAATAATTACTTGGGTGCGCATATTATAAGCAACCTGGCCTTTTTTGTGGGCGGAAGCAAAATCCAGGAATTTGATAGTGATTATATCATCGCAAAGGCCCATTCGGATTTAGATACAGATACCTTTCAAAAATGGCGCTATCTTGTTGGAGAAGTCCCTGAACTCGTGGATCCCAGCAAGGGCATGTATGCTGGTGGTGAGTTGGGTCGCGGATATCCCAGCGTTCTAAGAGACCGCTCTGTTGCGCAACAAGTCAATCGCCCAAGCATCCGTGGTCAAACTATCTATTTGCCCCTGCCTCTCTGGTTTTCTGAATCCATTACAAAAGCCCTGCCTCTGGTTGGCCTCCAATATCACGAGTGCGAAATTCAGATTACACTGAGACCCATCCAAGAACTGTATTCTATTCTGGACCCGTCTGGAAATCGCGTGCGGCCAGGATATCGTGTCGCCATACCGTCTCCTCTCGCGGCTATCGGACAGCCAGAATACAGTTCATACTACGACCCTTCTGGAGAATTTAGAGCCTTTGCCACCGATATTGGCGAAACCCCGCCTTTGACAAATAGTTGGTTCTTCAACCCCCATTTGGAGGCCAATTATGTGTATTTGACCGATGAAGAACGAAAAATCTTTGCCTCACAACCTCTAAATTATCTTGTGAGCCAAGTTACTACTTTCCGTTTTGATAGTCTTTACACGAGAACTCTCTATGACTTGGAACTTTCAAATCCAATTACACGTCTATTGCTGGTGCCGCGTCGCAATGATAGTTATACCTACAGGAATCAAAATGCGAATTATACCAATTGGGTTCTTGCCACTAGAGGTCCTTGGCTGCCGACGCCAGGTGGAACGATTCCACAAAATATTCAGTTTACAACTGGGCCGCTCATTCCAGCCACACAACCTGAAGTGCTACGCTCCCTGCGCGTCATTCTAGACGGCAATGAATTACAGGAAGAGAAGCCAATTCAGTATTACACGCGTGTCCAGCCTTATCGCACCCTGACTGGCGCAAGTTTACCTGAATCACAATACTTACCCAGTGTAAACTTTGCCTTGACAAGTCCACATGACCAGCCAAGTGGAAGTGTGAATGCGAGCCGCATTCGTCTCTTTCAATTGGATATAGACCCCTATCCTCTTCCCTTGAATTCAACATATGTATATGAACTTATTGTGTTTGCTGAAAATATCAATTTCTTCACTGTAGAGTCTGGCTATGGCGGCCTCAAATTTGCTCTATAGTTGCCTATCGGATTCACAGATTTCTCCGTTGGCTCGCACACGTTTGAAGCGAAAGGGGATGTATTCAATACGAATATTTGCGTTTTGAAGAGTATGTGCTAAATACTGTTCTGAATGAAGTTTGGCGTGATAGGAATAGGCCAGAGCGCCTTTAAACCGCCTCCCATATATTTCCATAACAGATGGCTTCCCTATGGCAAAACGGTCATTACATCCAGTATGAAGATGAAAGTTTGGCATACAGACGGTATGTTCTGGTATTCCTCGTATCCAGTCTACCGCCAATGGCCGCAAATATTGTACATCTGGCCTCAAGTATATGACAGCATCATACTGAATTCCAGAGTGAGTCCACAGGCTTGTGACTTGGTTCAAAGACCAAAGAGCACGCACATGATTATCTAGTGTAATAAAACCGCCGCCGTCTTCTGGCCACGGATTTCCCTGGGATCTGTATTTTACAAACTGTAAATCCAGATCAACGCGGTCCTGATTTTCAACCATATAGTTACCCTCCCTGGCCCCCAAGAGTTTCCAGTCTGTATTTCGCAACTGTAAACTGAATTCCTCTGCGCGGGGATTGGTATAGGGCCTATATATCAAATACGTATGAACATAAATAACAAACTGAATTCCAGCCGTTTCTAGAGGCTGGAAAATACAGGAGCGTATACTCTCAATTGTTCGCGATGTTGAACGACATATCCCCCAAAAGCATAGAGCAACACGCATACCTGTTACTCTTTTTTCTTTTTATGTTTATAAGTATCCCGCAGAACAAGCAAAATACAGCCGCCCTTTTCAGTTCCAGTTACAAACTCTGGAAATAGTCGCTGGAGTCGCTGGGCCTCGGAGACGGTCCACCCGCTCTTTTTACAGGTGGTGATGCCGTACATTTTCAGAGTCACTACAGCCCCAATCTTTTGATAAAAGAGTAGTGTTCGTTCCACATCATCTTCGGGTCGTAGGTGCGCATCAAAGTCTGAAAAAATACAGCCAAAGAAGGATCTGGAAATTAGTCGTAGACTCTTACCGACTTTGGGCTTCAAAACCCGCCGCGGAGAATCCAGAGTCTGAATTCCCCAGAGTAAAGCCCCCGCTTTTTCAGCCTCTGAAAATCCAGCCTTCAAAAGTCCTATTAAACTTTTCGTTGGCCTCTTTTGCCCTTCTGCCTCCGCATCATACTCATAAATACCAGTTATACAAGAGTTGATGTACACAATAGGTGTTCCCTCTGAAAAAAATCCAGACTGAATTCGTTTTCCAGTCAGGATTCGCCCGTAGGTCCCAGGGAGGAGGGTGGACCGAAATCCAGCCTCCTGGGATTTTTCAGCTACCAAGACTGTAATTTTTTCAACTGGAATTCGGTAGGCTTTACACATTAAAAGGGTCGTATCACGAAGTTGAACAGGATTTTCATCCGCGCCTACTGGAATACAGATTTCAAATGGAAAGGACTCACATTTCTTTATATGTTGCTTTGGTATTGTCTTAGACATGAGTCCTAACCCCCCAGTATTACTATAGACTCTGTAAAATGTGTCTAAGCCCTCACAATTCATTTTGCCATCTGCGTTAGGAGGAGCCACCGAATGGGTAACCTATTCAGCGGACAAAAACAGTCGGCAGAAGAAATCAAACAACTTCGCCAGGCGCGCGAAGAGTATCAAAATTATCTCGCCAAAGTCCAGACAAATACAAATACAGACGTAAATGGGAAGCGTTTAACTCCCGAAAGTGGCCGTACTATTCTTGCGCAAGTTCAAAAAGCATACGACTGGCTTCAAAAGCATCCAAACGCAAACTTGAGCGAAATTATGGCATCCTACGACGCCACATCGGTCGAAATTAAACGTATTATGGGCGCCGATGGACCCAAACGGGAATTCTTTAATATCATTACCGCAATCCCTGTAATTGCCGACAAGTTCAAACTTGATAAGCGGATTGATGCTGCGCAGTATGAGAAATTAAAGGCTCTCGCAACACAAGAAGAGAAATGGTATACTAAGAACTCAAATACAATGACGCCAGTTGATATCTCCCAAGAAAATATCAAACTAAATGACACAATTGTCACAATACTTCCTGAAAAGGAAATTCGTGATCTTTTCAACGGAGAATTAGAAAAGACAAAGAATCTTGCTCCATCCGATTTAACAAGCCTTATTACAAAGACTGAGGCCGATATTCAAGCCAAGAAGGCTACACAGGTGGATGTGAAGGAGGGTGCCGATGTTATTTTTAGTACAGCCTTGAAGGTCTTTTTAATATCTATACTCGCGGCATTTTGCGTAATTGCTGGTAGTTTGGCGGCGAATTTTGCCATCTCAAGGCCTCCAGCCTATCGCATTCTGTATTTCCTTTTTGGCTGTATTCCTATCCTGTCACCACTTGTATATATGTTTACGCTTTATAAGCGTATTGCCGATGGACCTATTGACTATTATGGTATTCTGCCGATTAGTGTAGAACCAGGTATTACACGCCTAGGGAAATTACTCTGGTATCCATTTTACTATGTTCCTGATAGCAAGGCCGTGGAGGCCTTTGACACATTCAAGGCAAGTGTAGAGGCGATTAAAGGATAATCGCTTTTATAGGTAGAATGAGCCGCCCTTTTGTATCTGTGCTTACACCCACTTACAACAGGGCCAAATTTATCCCTGCGCTTGTAGAATGCTACAAGGCTCAGACCTATCCTAAGGACCGCATGGAATGGATTATTCTGGATGATGGCACGGAAACCATTGGCCCTCTTATTGAGAAACTCACAAAGGGGCTTCCCAATATTCGCTATATTGCCCTGGATGAAAAGGTAAATGTCGGCGCAAAACGGAATCGTCTCAACCAAGAAGCAAAAGGAGATATTTGTGTCTGTATGGATGATGATGATTATTATCCTCCTGAGCGCGTATCGCATGCTGTAATGAAACTCATGTCTATGCCAAGCGTAGATCTAGCAGGCTCAAGTGAGATGTATATGTATTATATGGACACAAAAGAAATTGTAAAACTAGGCCCCTATAATAAACAACATGCGACAAATGGCACACTTGCCTATAGAACGCGCTATGGGAAAACACACAAGTATGATGAGTCCGTGATTTTCGCAGAAGAGAGGAGTTTCCTGGAAGAATATAAGAATCCTATGATTCAATTAGATTCTATGAAGGTCATCTTAGTTATGAGTCATAGTGAGAATACATTTAGCAAGGATGCTCTGCGCAAATCAGAGTCTCCTTTTGTTAAAAAATTAGATAAAATTAAAATTCGCGATTTTATTAAAGATAAGAAGATTCGTGATATGTATCTGGGGCTGTAAACAACTTTAAGATGTAGAGCCAACCAACTTAGATAGACTATGGCTTCGGTGGAAGAAAATCCATTATTTCAACTCAGCAAAAAACCAATATGGTCAACTGAGAGAGTTTTACAGACTTTGGATATTGTGTTTCGTAATCAATTAACAGAGGCTTCACCAAAAGCGGTCCAGCCGCCGCATATTAATCTTCCTTTGCGTGATCACCAATTGGCCTTATTAGCCGCTATGGAGACACGTGAGAATCAAGGCGTGTCTGGGATACAGTATCAAAATACAACGACATATTCGCGGTATGGTATTTTAGGAGATGAAGTGGGGAGTGGAAAAAGTCTTGTTGTATTATCCTATATTGCCGCCATGAAAAATAAGAACACGTACACCGCAATTCAGAGCCTATTTCCAGACAGTCGCAGTGATCTTTTTTCAGTGTACACGACGCCCCTCCAGACAACTGTAAACGCGTCTTTGATTATTGTGCCACATACAATTTATAGACAGTGGCAAGAATATTGTAAGCAGCACACGTCTCTGAATATTTTTTATGCCAAGTCTACAAAGGATATTTCTGCGCTTATGGACCCTACGAGTTGGGTAGATATTTCTGGAAATGTTCAAGGCAAAACAAAGCGCGCAGAGCTCGTGGAGAAACTCAATCAAAGTGATGCTGTGCTTGTGAGCAATACTCTTTATGCTACCCTTGAGTATTACGCAGAACAGAATAATATATCTTGGAAGCGCGTGTTTATTGACGAAGCGGATACTATGTATATTTCTGGCACCGCGCGACCTACCCATGCGCCGTTTACTTGGTTTATTACGGCAACGTGGCCTAATTTTCTCATGGCGGGCCATTGTATACGCCCTCTTATGTTGACCTTTTACAATCAAAACACGCCGCAATTTTCTTCAGCATTGGGTGACTGGCTTCGTTCAGAAATCGGCCCCGTTTCGAGCAATGGTATTGGGCAAATTACATGGTTGAATGTGCGCAGCAAGCGCTGGTTTGAGCCCTATTATACCCAGCACGTCCTGCGCGGTCTAACCGTCCTCATGTGCTCTAAAGAGTTCCTAAATACAAGTCGTCAAATGCCACAAACACAATACACCACCCTTTTATGCGAGCAGCCCGCGACGCACCGCGTCCTTTCTGGATTTGTAAATGCCAATATTCAAAATATGCTTCACGCTGGAAATGTGGAGGGCGCTTTGGCGGAACTGGGAGTCAATGCGGACACACCCATGAATCTTGTAGATGCTGTCACCCATGAACGCGAGAAGGAATTGGACAGACTGAAAAAGACGCTCGCCTTCAAGCAGACAATTGATTACGCAACCCCACAAGCCAAAGAAGCTGCCCTCGCCGCGCTTGTTGGAAAAATTGCGTCCGTTGAGTCTCAACTTGAAACATTCAAGGCGCGTCTAACCGCTACAACAATTGAAGACTGTCCTATTTGCTATGATGATCCCAAGCAAAATTCCGCAACAATGACACCCTGTTGCCATCGCATTTTCTGTGGCGCTTGTATTCTACAGAGTCTTAGCCGCGGACTTACATGCCCCATGTGTCGTGCACAAATTAAGACAAATGAACTTGTCCAACTCGTCGAAGAAAAAAAGACAAGGAAAAAGGCAAAGGAAGAGGAATCAAAACTTCTCAGCAAGCCTCGGCAGCTTGTAAAATTTCTGAAGGAAAATCCTGAAGCGCGTGTATTAGTTTTCAGCCGCTATGAAAACCCCTTTCTAGCATTGGAACGCGATTGTGATAGTCAAGGAATCTCGTATCATACGCTCCGCGGAAATAAGGATGTGATTGCGTCTACAATTAAATCCTTTGAAAAGGGCGATAAGCGCGTCCTCTTTTTGCCTACTGAATCTGCGGGGGCAGGTCTGAATCTTGTTTGTGCTACACATATTATATTACTTCATGCGATGACTCCAGAAGAGGAAAAGCAAGCGGTTGGCCGAGCCTATCGTCTTGGACGCACCGAGCCATTACATGTTATTCATCTCTTACATGATGGCGAGACGGTAATGACACAACATGCCTAATTAACTAATCAACTGATTTGATAAATCATGAAATTAGGTTCAAGCCTCCTTGGGGGGCGCTGTCAAAGACAAGTTCTTTGTTTTCTGTTCTGGAAATTTTCCAGCCACCATGGGGACATGGCGAATAGGAATTCCAGCCGTATCATGGATGCGGCACATTTCACGCCAAGCATTAAAGAGTGCGGATTGACGACTCAGCACGCGTGTAAAGACAAGATTTTCAGCCGCGGGCGCCTCTTTGGTAGGGGGGCCGCGCACGCTAAAGATTTGATTTGTGACTTTGAGTTTGAGTTGTTGTGTCAAGGGAAGAATCTGCCAGCATTGATAGAAAAACGCCCAAAAATCCGCCCAGTCGCTCACATATAAAATATCAAAGATTTCCTTGTAAAGCTTCAAGGCGTCGTCATACCCCTCTAGACGCAGAGGCGTATTTTCGTGGAGAACAAGCCCTGCCAAGTTTGCCTCATTATTTTCAAGAGCAATATTCATATAGGGGTCGTAATCTGAAAAGAGACAATGCCATGCCCATTCAAGGCTCGCGCTTGTACAATTGGAGTCTTCTATGTGGACTTGTTGGTCGAGGGCTGGAAATCCGTCCAAGTGTCTAAAAATGACGCGCAGGTCGCCACACTTGGCGATTTCTTCTGGAACCGTATGGGTCTGCCGAAAGGTGTCCATAATAACTTCTGGTTTTGGAGGGTCTAGAATCATGGAGGTACAGATGCGGCGGATTTGCTCCATAGGGCGGCCGTGAAGATTATTACAAATTAGGATAAGCGGATGGGACCCATCTCCTGGCCGCCACTCGCGCAAGAATCCGAGAAGTTCTGAAAGGCCGCCCTTTTCACCACCGCTAAGGCCGTCCATTTCATCTAGAAGTACACCCTTACGCTCAGGACTTCCGTCACGCAGCCATTCTTTGACACCGCCGTATTTTAGAAGAGGTAGAATCGTTTTGCGAAACGCAATTCCTGATCGTGTGTGACTCGCATTGAATTCGCTCAGGGAGTATCCGATCTTTTTCATAATACGATGGACGAGTGTCGTTTTTCCGATTCCAGGAGGTCCGACAAGTAGAAACGCAGGTGTTTTACGGTTGAATAACCACTCGTAAAGCGCCTTTTCTGCTTCTGGTTGAAAGCAGTAATCTGGCTCCGCAGCCATTCCGTCTTTATATACCGCAGAGTGCTTATTTTAAGCACTCTGCTTTGCTGGTCAGGGCGATAAAATTAATATACCCCATGGTATGGCCCGCATTGGCGGGCTATACTAGGGGCATCTTATTTTAAGCACTGAACTATACAATGAAATGTAGTTTAGATGGCTTAACTAGAAGTAAACGTACAAGATTCACCATTAGTGATTCCTTCCCAAGTTAAACCATATTCCATTGACTTTGTACAAAGTTCCTTCAGTTTATCAGCAGCCATGCCAGGTTTGTAGACATGGGGGAAGTATTTGGCGCTGTCTTGAGGAGGATTACTTGTATCTTCTTGAGACCAAGGCTTCAAGGAACCTCCGCTGCGATTTACGCCGACGAGGTCAACACAGGTATCCATGCCCTGGGCGGTTTTGAAATACACTAAATAGTCCGGGCACATGTTGATTATAGGGGGCCATGAGCCAGTGTATGTGTAGATGGTGTTGGTGCCGCGGAACCAGCGCATGCCATAAAAGACAAAGATAAGGATAAAAAGTACAAGGCTCAGGATTGCGGTCCACATGCGGTCGGAATTGATAAGTGTAGTAAATGATCCAAGGATCACCACTACGGCCAGGAATATATAGGCGATAAAACTATAGTCCATCGGGGCTCTCTCTAACAGGCGCTTTTAGAATGCGCGTGTTTTCGTAATAGGCTCGTATACATCTTATAGAAATATTTTGAAATACTTTTATAAGATTTGTAATGAAGGCTGAAATTATTTAACCCAGGCGGGCCACTTGGGTGGGCAGGTAGTAGCCGCCGTCGCCGTGTTGTCCAGGGAGCTCAATGAAGCCGGTGATGTAGTTAGTGGTGGCTACATCCAGGCCACCCACGCCAGCAGTTCCAGTTACCACGTCGGCACCGGTGTTGGCCACCGCTTGTACCTTGCGGAACACGCGACCGGAGGACACCAGGGTCTTGCCCATGTCCTTGAACACACCGCCAGCGGCGCTGAACAGACTGTACACGCCAGAAGTAGACAGGGTGCTGGCCATGATAGGGTTGCTGAACACGGGCGTGGAGTCATCGCCAGTGTTGGCGTATACTCTGGAAACTACACTAGCTACGGTGATGTAGTAACCGGCATTGGCAGGGATCTGCTTGGTCTGGGAGATCAGGGAAGTCATCTCTTCTATACCCGTGTCGGAGAAAATAAATCTGAAAGAATGTAACTCTCCAAACAGAGAGAGACCGGAGCCCTATGGACCCCACCAGCCAAGCCCCGCCTACTTTTACGCTCCCATACACTACAACCAATTTCGTGGCTGGATATAATGGCCGAGTTAATTTGGATGCCCGCCCTTCTGCCGGTGGGTTTCTTGCAGACCCCGCCAAGGGAGGGTTTGGATACCGGACACAGACAGATGAAAGCGCGGGTCAGGATTTAATGCGCGGCAATTGGGCTGAAAATACGCTCAGCAAGGTTTACTTCAGCCCGGAGAATACCAAGATTATTCAAAACGCAATTCGGAAGGAAGTATATACGCGCAGCGAAGACAAACAGTGGGTCATTGACGAACAGAGCGCCGATGAACTTCAGATTGTTATGAGAAGTTTATACTTACAATACGCAAAAAATTTAGAACATGACATACCCGGGCAAATCGCGGATTTAAATAAACTTGTAGTGGAATGGAGCGTTCCCCGTATAATGAGTGAAATAGGAATGTATGAATACTATTTGAAGGATATAAGCAAACTTCCAACACCAATGCCTCAGCCCATGTCTGTATCTTCTGCTGGGTCTAAGAGTCTGCCCTTCCGTAAATTTATGTAATTCTAGTAGATATGAATATTCCAGAAGGAAGTTTTCTGGATACAACAATACGCCCGATTTGTTTTCCACAACTGGGGCGTGTTTATACACCTGAAAAAGCAAAATCAGTTGGCTCAGAAGAATTCAAAAAATATGAATATATTCTGTATTTGATGGCCCAACTATCTCGTATTGTATACTGCGACACTGGAGTTCAATGGGAAGTTATAACAAAAGGACTGGGTTTATCAAATGATGTGGTAAATAAGTTAATCACATATTATGACTCTCAATATTCATCCGAAGCGCGCACGCCAATGCCATCACCACCTGGGCTCAATGGCCGCCCCATGAAGTCTTATATCCGTAAAGGACAGCCAGAAACTATATCTACTGCCGATGATTTTGGAACTTATATTTCTACAGGAAATGATGTAACCTGTCTTTTGCTTGATGCTGCCGCTGTATTCCCTAATCCAAATAGTATTTTAACACCTAATGATATTATTATTGCCTTCAAAGGATCAAGTACAATTCAAAATTTTATAGATGATGCGAAATCTATGAAACCAACCGATTTTAGTATAGCATTGAAACAACTAGGGCTTGATGTGCCAGGGCTGGGAAATGTCGCTGGTGGTTTTGTATTTTCCTTGCTACATGCTTTCAAGCCTTTAATGGCCGCTTTGGCACAGCGTCTGGAAGGTAAACAATCCCCACGCATTTTTGTTACAGGGCATTCTCTTGGTGGCGCGTATGCTACACTTTTTGGATGGATTTTGGCGCTTATGAAGAAGCAGGGGATCGTACAGTCTGTACAATCAATTCACACAGTCACATATGGGGCACCCACTGTATTTTCAGATACAGCACGAAACCAATATAATTCTCTTCTGGATGAAGGTCTTTTAACATTAGACCGTGTAGTATCTCAGCAAATTGCGTCTGTAAAAACTGCGGCAGCTGGAACTCTGGGAAAGATGGCTTCTGGAGCGGATTTTATCCCAACCATTCCCCCTGGATTTTCCCACCCTGGATTTCAGCCTCTGATTACTGAATTTTTCCCTGAAAAAGGCGGTCGTCCGTATGGACTTCAAAATATTCGTGCCGCATATGGGGTACCAAATGCTCAAAGATATCGTGATACGACTACTTGGCCTTTTGAAGATAGGGTTGAATTAGGAAATATTGGAAAACGCTCTAATTTAGCATCCATCGTTTCTGAAATCACAGGAGCAACACAGTCACAAGTCGCAGCATTACCTGCTGCGCAAATAGAAGCACCTGCTACAAGTGGTACACTCCCACCTCAACAAGGTGGCCTATTTGGGTTTGGAGAAGAAAAAACAAAATATGAAGAACTGACAAAAAAACACATCCCTAATTTTGTGTCAGTTGTTGGAAGCAACTATGCTATAGCATTCCCTCACGCAGAATATCTAGGCATGTTTTTTGCTGGTGCTATGCGCATGGCAGGACGTAAAAATCCAGTTGCTACAGGTGACCTACAAAATGTTGCCACATTTTATTTAACTCCAGTAGGTGTTTCTATTCTATATACTAAAGCAAGTCCATCTATTCTATCAGGTGGCAGACGTCGCAGACAAACACGGAAGGTGAAGAAATCCAAGAAACAACGTCGCACGCGCAAATACTAAGATTACTTGACTTTGCGTACATTCTTCTTTTTCTTCGGCATCATGACATCCTCGCAAGAGGCGCTCATGAGTTGAAGCATATTAGCCTCCGCCACATTCCATGCCTCAAGGAACTCATCCAGTTCCTTCAGCCATAGAGCCGCCGCCGTCGTAGCCTCCAGCGCAGCCAGCCGCTTCTTGGCCGCCATCACTTCTCTCTCCGTTTCACTAATAGAAGCCTTTTTGATACGGTCTACGCGCATGCGCAGCAGATATTCATACGCCCCCAGTGTTTCAGGGGCCTTGCGGTCAGAGCGAGGCGGCAGATTCAGAGCCCGCAGCCCCCCAAGCACCGTAGAATCTTCCTCATTCATAATCTTCAGACGCCCCTCCACAATGGCCTTGATAAAGTGGTATTTTGCTTCCAGTTCCTCAATATCATCCTTCAGTTCCGCAATCTGGTGCGCGCGACGGCGCTCATATGCCCCCATACGATGCGTGTAGAAAGTCTCCATGATGTCCCCAATAGTCTCGTATTTGACAATATTCATCTTAGGGTCAAAGCAGCACATGTTGGTCGTCTTCCAAGAGGTCACGAGGTGGAAGAGTTTCTCAAACTCACCGACACTCTCCTTAGCCTTCTTGTAATAGTCTGAATCCAGATACAGCACAAAGTTCACATCAACATCGTTATAGAGGTCATCAAAGCTTTTCAGCACAGATTTCGCCTTCCGCTTTCTCTCCTCAGAGGCGCTGCTCGCGTCGTCGCCCTTTTTTACCTTTTTCACCGCCTTCTCCTCGGCTTTTACATCAGGTCCGCCACCCTGGATCATCGTGTCTAGGAAGGCCTTGTAATCCTTCGTCCACGTTCCAACGGGCAGTTCAGTAATCTTTACGGAGCACGTCGCATCCTGCCACTCGTAGACACCGTGAGTAATCCAGAGTTTATCATCCTTCTTTTCTACAGCGCCCTTGAATCCAACCCACCAAGGATTCAGAGTCTTGCTAGCCAGAGTATCCGTCTCTCCCGTTACGCGATTCTTCAGAAGTCCCACAACTTCTCTGGGATTGTGGGGAGGAATATCCGTGCTAAATCCGGTGCCGATTCCTACACTGCCATTTACAACGAGCATGGGCACTACAGGAAGATAGGTTTCAGGCTCCACAACATCTCCATCATCTTCCAGATTCTTCAGAATAGGCCCATCCTCTTTTTTATAGATTACATCCACAATGGATTCAAGATGGGTGTGAATGTATCGCGGAGATGCCGCATCCTTCCCTCCAAGCAGACGGCTGCCAAACTGGCCAATTGGCGCGAGCAGATTCACATTGTTGGCTCCCATAAATACCTGTGCCATTCCAGTGATAGTCTGATTGAGCGATGCCTCGCCGTGATGATAGGCGGCGTGTTCCGATACATAACCTGCTAGCTGCGCAACACGAATTTCAGAACGCAGATTGCGCTTGAAGCAGCCAAAGAGGATTTTGCGCTGAGAGGGTTTGAGACCGTCCATGATATGCGGCAGAGAGCGCAGATTGTCAGCATTACTAAAGTGAATCAGTTCATCGTGGACGAAACGGCTGTAGGCCACGTGCTTCTTTCCAGCGGCATCCACGGTAGGCTGAACGGACCGCTTGGGATCATAGGTTGCCAGCCATTCCTTGCGCTCATCGGATAGTTTCTTGCTAAATGCGAGATTCATGGTCTGGTCGGTCACATCATCCCATTCATACCGAATATCAGAGATATTTTCAAACCACTCACGCGCCTCGGCAGGAGTGCTCGTACCCAGACCCTTGTAGTATTTGCTCTTATATTTCGCAGCAACATCCGCTCCCACGCGCTCCTTCCACACATCCAGTTCTGCATCGGAGTAAAACGCCAGAACTTCCTGGCCTCGCGTCATTTTGACTAGAGGAGTCATCAGGGAGCACAGGAATCCCATGCGCATAAGCTCGGGCCATTCCGTGTGGAAGAGATTCATGAGCAGCCCGCGGATGTGGAAACCATCTACATCCTGGTCACTCATTACGAGAATACGCCCATAGCGGAGACTGCTCGTGTCCTTATATTTCTTACCCTGCTCTAGACCCAGAATCTTCTTAATGGCCGTCAGTTCCTCATTGCTGTTGAACTTATCTCGGCTAATATCCTTTACATTGAGCATCTTACCCTTGAGAGGAAATACTCCCCACCGCTCGCGCCCAACGACCTTCAGACCAGCAATCGCAGACGTCGCGGCTGAATCTCCCTCGGTGAGCATAAGTGTACACTCGCTACTCTTTGCCGTTCCCGCAAAGAGGGCGTCCTCAAGTTTCGGCAGCCCATAAATGGTGCGCTTCTTTGCGCCGTCAGTCTTTTTCGTCTCGCGCGCATTCTTGGCATCCATGATGGCTTGCGCCTCCTCCAGGACGCCAGCCTTTACAAGCGACTCCGTGACCTTAGAAGAAATCGTCACGGTGCTGCCGAACTTGGCGACAGGAGTCGTGAGCGTTTCTTTCGTCTGAGAGTCAAAGGCAGGATTTACGATAGTCGCATTTACAAAGAAGGTCACGGTGTCTTTGATTTGGCCAGGTTTGAGGTCCATCTTTTTCTTCTTGGTCGCCACTTCGCAAATGTCGCCGAGCACGTGCCGCTGAACGGTCTCTACGTGCTTACCGCCCTTGCGTGTGTTGATGCCATTTACGAAACTAATGTGGCGGTCTTCAGGAGTTCCGAGGTCCTCGCTAAACAGGTTGCGCGTCAGAACCGCCGCAACTTCCCACCGCGGCCCGCAGCGCTCATAGGCCAGGCACTTTTCGGCATCCGCGCGCAGAAAGAGGCGCACGAACTTTTCAAAGGTATCCACTTTAATTTCCTCGCCATTCCACGTGACCTTGACATCTTTTCCAGCTAGCGCCGCAAGTTCAATGGCGCGCGTGTGGAGCACAAGAGTCATATCTTCTAGAGACAGTCCCTGGAAACGGTTAATATCAGGGACATATGTGACTTCAACGTATCCTTTGGTCGCCTTGTCCTTTGAAATGCTGGGCTTACCACAGATACTCATGTTCTTCTTCCACGTCTGCTCATACTTTTGGCCAGACTTGGGATCACGCACGGAAATGTGAAACTCCTCAGAGAAGACAGATACAACTTTAGACCCATATCCATTCTTACCGCCAACGATCTTCTCCTCGTCCTTGTTGTAGTTGCTAGAGGTCAGAAGATGGCCAAAGATGAGTTCAGGAATCCAGCACTTTTCAGTTTCGTGTTGTTGGATGGGGATGCCGTCGCCGTCATTCTTCACAGAGACGGTGAACTTTCCATTTACAGTCCCAACAGTAATGTCAATGCGCTTCACAGGAATGCGCGTCTCATCTTGCTGGCTCCGCACGAGCGCATCACGCGCATTTACGATGATTTCATCAAAGAGTTTGTAGAATCCTGGGTTGAATTTGAGTTTACGGTGTGTCATTTTGCTTTCGGTCGCGTCAAAGACCCATCGCGTCTCCTCGGTAGTTTCCACGCTACCAATATAGGTATCAGGGAGTTCCAGGATGTGCTCGCGGTGAGTGTGCTTCTTGTACGTCTCGGCCATTCTATAGGGACAGTTTGCTGTACCTGTAGAAGGATCCCCACCCTTAGGTCAATTTTTAGTCTCTATCTTGAGTATTGTACTATTGTTAATTGTAACTCAGGAAACTCAAGTGTAGTTCCTAGACGCATATTCTGCCAGAAAAGCCCAGTATCTTTTTGAGGAATAATAATATCAGGAAATGCTTGCCACGGCAGTCCTTCATCAAACGTGGGGAAACTTTTTTGGGTCCAGCAGCCATTCCAGCATTGCCAGTTTATTTTCTTGGCAACCTGCCATTTAACAAGTTGAATGTCTAATGTAATAAGTGGTTCATTCATATTTGTAATTAACTCCCAAATACGCTTTGCCCCCTTTAATGTAAGAATATACGCATGCGTACAATATGTGGGACATTGAACAACCAATGCCTCTGGGGAATTTAACACAGGATCCGCAACATTCATCATATTGCCAAGATAAAGAATATCAAAATCTTTAGGAGTCGCATCCCAAAATTTCTGCCCAAGTCCGTTGGGTAGGTCTAAATGGCCCAATGTATCATCTTCAAAAAAGACCCTATATGGCACATTATCATTAATCATATCCTTCCATTGTTTTAAATGACTATAGCTAAATCCGCGTTGTCCTAAGCCAATATTTGGAGCCATATGAATACCTATTTCATTTAATGCTTTATCTACATCTTCGTGAAATCCATCTAGACCGTCAATCAGTTCAATATTTGTAAATCCACATGCTCCCAGTCTCGCCGCAGAATATTCACGACGAAACGCATAACGTTTGAGCCCAATCATATATGCCTTAGCCTTTGTAACATCTTCCCATAAGGTTGGTAAAGCGCACATCTATAAATCTAAACGCAACTGTTTTAAACCAATGCGCTTCTCCGGCCTTTTTGTTTTTGCCTAAAGACACTAAGCAGTTGAAGAGTATGTCAATGTCTTCCTCTACTCCGAATCAAAACGGAAATCTCTTTGAGATCAAGACAATCCAGTCGGCGGCCTTTAGAACCCTGATTGAGGCTCTGAAGGAAATTCTGACCGAGCCGAATCTAGAGTTTGATAGCACCGGTATCAAAATCATGGCGATGGACGAGACCCACACCGTACTCGTGTATCTGCGCCTTCATGCGGATCGGTTTAATGAGTATTACTGCCCTCAAAAGTACGTTCTGGGCGTGAATATGATTTATCTATTCAAGCTCATCAAAACTATGGGCAATAATGATTCTCTGACGCTATACCTGCCCGCAAAGAATCCCAACAAGCTGGGTATTAAGATGGAAAATGCGGATAAGGCTACGACTACAAATTATTTCCTAAAGATTTTTGATACGAATGTGGAAGACATTACCTTTCCCAGTCTGTCTTTTACGAGTATTATTCACATGCCGAGTGCGGATTTCCAGAAGATTTGCCGCGATATGAATGGGCTTGGGGACGGAGAAAAGGTAGAAATTACATCTAGCGGAGGTGACCTTATTTTCAAGTGTTTGGGTGATTTTGCGGAGCAAGAAACAATTATTTCAGAAAACACGTCCATGAAGGTTCAGCGCAGTGGTCAAAAGACGTCAGAGATTGTACAAGGAATTTTCCAACTGAAGCATATGGTATTATTTACCAAGTGTACGAATCTGTGTCCCGCGATTGAAATCTACCTGAAGAATGATTATCCTCTCATTATTCAATATACTGTTGCCAATCTTGGCAATATCAAGTTAGTTCTGGCGCCTATCAAGCACAAGTAGGCAGTAAAATTTAGCGTACAATTCTATTTTGAAGATTTCTCTATCCTCAAAATAGGTTAAGATGTCGTCCGTTTTACAAGTTCATGCCCCCGCAAAAGGAAAGATGTCAGTTGCTCCCGTCCAGTGGATGCCAGGGGCACTTTCAGCCATGTTGCCTTTTTTCGCAACAGTTCAAGCTGATCCTGGCGTTTTATATCTTCGCGCAGATGACCCGAACCTATATGGGGTATATACATCTGGTCTTATGACGTCGCCCGTTGTAGAAAAAAATAGTATTATAAAATCGGCAAATAAGGGGTATAATTTTTATTCGGCGCCATGGGCTATTATGCCATTACCATGTCGTGATTTAGGCCAACGTGTTGAAATAACAGATATACATAGTTCTGTTACAGATTATATTACTTCCTTGTATACATTACTTGATAGTAGTAATACATCTAATGTTGGCTCAGGTATTTTACTTAGTGAATGGCAAATGGAGCAAAATGGATATGTAAAAGCCTATCAAGTTCTACAGGGAAGTAGTTATGTAAATGTGTCTGGGACTACATATTTCGGTGGAGCCAAGCTACCAAATACGCAAGTATCAGGAGTTCCTGAAACTAACCAAGTCATGTCGCCGTTGATTACGAATGACTTTACCTTTAATGGGACTAATATCGAAACTTATCAGTTACCATATAATACCTTTTTTGCCGTGGATACACCCATTGTATTGAGCGCAGTAGATGTAAACAATCCAGCTGAGCCTCGTATTTATTTTACTCTATTAAACAACGTAACATTATTTAACGGTCCTAATTATAATGCTTAGAGTTTCTTCTGAACATGTGGCGTGTATACAACATCGCTACATTGTTGAATATTGTCTAGACATAGAAGTTGTTCTTTCTTATTAAAGCGAACACAGTCCTTATTCCAGATTTTTATGACATTAAAACTCTGGTTTTTTTCTACAATTCGCTTGGGGCTGATGCTAATACCATGAATGGCATTTACTTCAGGATTATTTACAACAGTGCCCATCATTGTAGCGACTGTATAGACCATAAAATAGTGGGCTGCTCTCACACGACTTACGCGCAGACTATAGCAGCCCCCTTTGATGTTTGCGTGGTTTTCATAGAGTGGAGGAATGCCTTCGCGCATCCAGAAAAACATGCCATGCTGAATACTGGAATCCTGTAATTCACGCATGACGGCAAAAAAATCGCCCCAAGTGCGCACTGTACCAATGTTTTGGTAAGATTCGGGCGTCCACTTGGTGTCTACAGGATTGTGGTAATATAAGCACCACGACCCTGTAGGGATAGCATCACTGAACTGGAAAGTCGCCATTTCCAGAACCTCTACACAGTTTATGCCCGTTTTGTTTAGGCTTTCTAGCCGCGGTTAGCCTCTGCTTCAACAATCTCGCCCTCTTCAATCTCTTGCTCCGTATCTAGCGCGTATACCTTTTCTTCGCCCTCCTCATTTACAATGCGCATCCGCATATTCTTGTAAGTAAACACAAGAGTCGGGTCAAGTGTTTGTGCGGTATATAACCACGCCGCGGCCAGGAGTTGGAGAGGAATCGCGGCGGAAGGCGCAAAAATAGATTGATCCATGAGCCACTCAGACATGTCTCCCACAACTTCGGTTTCGCCGTTTTCAATCATTTCCAGACTCGCCCCAATAAAAGGAAGTCTGTGGGTGGTCGCATCTTGATTAATCTCACAAAATACAAAGGTTTTTTCACTTATACTATAAATCCACTTGCTTTGATAGTTATAAATATTTTGTTGCTTAGTTACAATTGGTATATGCGTAACTACAGAGGTATTAACAACTTCGTAGAACCGCATGTAATCATCTTGGAAACTTTCACGCAGAGCGCCACAAGAGAGTTTTGTTTGTTTCCAAGCCCTTTGTGAGAATTCTACGGTATAGACATATGCTGCCATGAGATAGGGAATACAGGCCATGGGAAGACTCACAAAGAGATAATGAAAAAATGCTTCAATTTGTGCGTCCATCTCTGCTCTTTTATTCTATAAGGCGATCCATGTTTAGGCTACTTTTAGCTAGATACAATCTTCTTCCCATTCCAAGTGCCAATCTGCTCTCCGTCTAGATATACAGTATTGTCGGCATCTCTCTGGTATGTCTTGCCCTTGTATTCAAAGTCTTCTACTTCCACGCCTTCATCATCGGATTCTTCTACAGGTTTAATTGTTTTCGTCTCAGGATCATAAATGCCAACTTGTTCATATCCGTCATCCGTTTCAGAATATAGATTGTTTTTAGAGTCAATATAATATTGTACCTTTTTAATTCTAATAGGAGTTAGTTCAGGTTCCTCTTCGGCCTCTTCAACTTCCTCAACAGATTTTTCCACAGAGGCTTCCTCGGCAACAACCTCTTCTTCAGCCTCTTCCTTCTCTTCCACAACTTCCTCCTCGGTGACTTCTTCCACACTAGTATCCTCTTCAGAAGATTCACTGCTCGTTTCAGAATTCAACTCAAATTCAGGAGGAGTAGATGCTGCTGCCACCGCCGCCGCAAGCGCAGGAGTGGAGCGCACGCTGGGCACCAGAATATTACGAGTATTTACAGACGGACGAATATCCATAAATTCACGTTCAAGAATAGGCTCCTGTTGCTGTTCTACAATACGCCGCTCAAGGGAACCAATCCGTTTAAACAGTTCCTGAATATTTGCCTCATGTTTGCTCATATCACGGCCATCGATCTCACTCAGAATTGTAGACCGCTCATATAGGTCTCGTCCAGTCATGGAATCGCGTAGTTGAAATTCAAGTCGCGCGATTGCCGTCAGCACCGTGTCACGAAATGCCGTAAGAGTAGTATGGATAGTATCGGCCATTTGAAGATGTTGTTGTGCCCATCTTAAAATGGCGCGACGGACCAATTTTTCGGCCCTACGTGCGCATAATAATATTCATACAAGCATCAAGTGTGCTTTCTTTATCTTTTAGAGGCTTATTCCGTTTTAATTTGAGACCAGAAGAATCTTCTTGTTTTGCGTGTGAATAGGGATTTGTAGTATTCATTGAACAACGAAGGGGTGTTTCATAAAAGTCAATGGGCTTCGTGTCCATAGATGCGAGGATGCTTACCATAGGTGGCAGATTGATGTCTACGCGCGTACGCTGTTCTTCACACATGGCGCGGAATTCACGAATTTCAATAGGGCCTCCAAAATGCGCGAGACATTCACGATTGGGCGCGGGATAAATACGCCCATTCGTGTTTGCTCCGTATAATCTATGAAGGAGCGCAATACGTTCCCAACGAACGTGCGTATCAATAAGTTCAGAAAGTAGATGTGCCATACAGCATTGAGGAGTACAAAAGTTTCCATATACTTCCCACACATTGTCAATTACGCGTAGAGGAATCACACAGGGGCGGCCAACAAAAGTAAAACAACACCAATAACACGCATTAGAGGTGGATTCAGGAAGTTCGCGCGTATGTTTAGAATTGGCATATTCAACAAGAAGTTGCGTGGGACCATATTCCTTCCGAGGAATAGGCGCATATGCCGTATGTCCTTGTGGCGGTGCTTGTTGGGTTGCCACCACCGCCGTCTCAATTACAGGTTGTACAATTTCTTTGGGCTCGGCCGCCATAGCTGTCGCTGGCGCGGGCTCATAAGTTGCCTCAGTTGAAAAGGGGTCAATCTCACCAGCGTCAAAGGGTTCAAACTGCCCAGGAGGGCGCGGGTCATATACAAAAGGTTGGTCGTGAAATTGAATTTCGCTACTATGAACTGGAAGATGCGCAATCAGGGGGCGCCGCGTCTCGGATTGAAATGACCCCTGGATACCATCAGATGTAACAATAGCCACAATTTTATGTTTACTTGCTTTTTTCTCACGCTTTTGCTTTACAGGTTCTTCAGTGACTGCGGCACCAGAATCAGCAGAAACAGCAGAAACAGAAGCCTTTTTACGAGGGGGCATTATATCTACTGTATTTTCTCACGACCTTCTTTAGATTGTTTGGGAAAAATAGACTTTAAGGATGTGTATAGGAAGAATTAGGGTCTATGGAGTATTCTCCAAATCCAAGAGTAAATAAAATATTGTCCTGTATTCGGCAAGATTCGAAGAGACTGCGACATTTTCTATTTTATGGGCCTCCTGGAAGTGGAAAAACATCTACTGCGAAAAATTTCATCCGAAGCTGGTATCCAGATAATAAGCCGCCACCAGGCTCCACACTATTCTTAAATGCCTCAGATGAGCGTGGACTTGAGTCAATTCGCGACCGTGTATTTCCTTTTCTCAATAGCAGTAATCTATTACCAACAACAACTCACTATCCGCGCTTTCTTGTCTTTGACGAGGCAGAAACACTAACTGGATCGGCACAATTATCTCTTCGCACTATCTTAGATAAACACCCACTTGAGTCCTGCTGTATTCTCTTCTTAGTAAATACCATCAGTGGTGTTGAAAAGTCACTTCATCATCGGTTCTTGCGTATTCGGTTTGACCCCTTACCATCAGAGTGTCTCGCAGAACGTGTAAAATTATATGCGCCAGATAAGGAATCTCCCACACCGCTTGATGCGGTGAGACTTCGTGGAGATTTACGTATCTTTCTTCACGCGCCAAATGCGGCGCAGGCTCTCGCGCGCACCTTTTGGGGTTGGCTGAATGGTGGTCCAAAAGATAAAGATAAAACAAAGTTAGTACGTTCAAATTTAGAAGATATTTTTTGGATTGGACAGATTTTTGGTATACTGGATTTAAAACTGGTCTGTAAAATTACAAGTCTGAGTCAACCAGGTGTCTTGAAGACAATGCCTATTGATATGTATCAAAATCATATAGATGAGGTTCGCAAAGAGTTGCTTGAAAAAATTGCCCGCTGGCCCGCCGTACAACCTAAAGAAGAGACACGATCTAAAGAATAAGAATGAGCCGTGACTACGTAAAACCCACACCGCTGCGCATCAGCACAAAGGTAATTACAGCAAATATGGGTACTACAATGAATGCGAAACTGCTGTTTGAAAATATCTCTCAAATCCTCATCCCTCTCTGGTGGCCTGGAGAGGGTATGCTAAAAATGGAGCATGACAAGTCTGTAATTGGTTTTGCGAGTCGTGATGCTTTCAGCAAGAGGGGTGTGAGTGATAAGACATTCTTTAATCAGAGTACGATTGTAGTGCGTAAGGCAATAAACAAGGAAAAGACGCAGTTTAAGGAAGTGAATGTGAAACTCTTTGGAAATGGAGGAATTCAAATGACTGGAATTCCAGCCGAGGAATTTGCTAAAGAGGCGCTCACATGGCTTCTAGATCAACTCTATACTGTAAAAGCGGCGACCCCCATCTTTACAGCAACGCCGACGCTTGAGAAATTTAAAGTACAGCTCATTAACTCGGATTATCAAGTAGCATGTCCTATTAATCGTACGGCACTTCATACAATTCTAAGTCGTACCTACGGGCTGTTTAGTACCTTTGAGAGCACTATTTATCAAGGTGTAAATACGAAATATTATTACAATGATAAACATCCTGACCCGGACCGTCCTGGAATCTGTCTTTGTACGAAGCGCTGCCGCGGTCAAGGAACTGGCAGCGGCCCCGGTGAATGTAAACGCATTACAATGAGTGTCTTTCAGACTGGAAAGATTATTATTACGGGCGGACGATACATGTTTCAGCTGGAAGAGGCATATAACTTCCTGAACAGGGTTCTTCAGGACCACGCGGAGGAAGTTCTTCGCCTTCCTGATCAAGATGAAACTGTGCGTCCGGATTCTACTGTAAAACTTACGGCAAAAGCATAGAACTGTTTGAATGGCCGCCCCCGCTTCTGCGACACCCCAAACTCTAGAAACTCCTCTACCCCATCCTGAAGTGCTGGTTCAAGCCGCTCGTCTGGCCCAGCAACTGGATAGACCCATTCAACTGGATTACTACGCCGACACATATCTAAAAAAGGCTGTAATTGGCGAAGACCAGGATACTAAGGATAAAATCCTGATTAAGAGCAATGATGAATACACAAGTCTAATCCAAAAGATTTACAAGGTTGGTCCCAAGGGCGCCGAGGATTATTTGGTTCTGACTGAAAACTCTATTTATATCGCGAGCAGCAAGGTGGAGAAGCGCAAGATTCAAACCTCTGCGCTCCTGAAGGACGAGTAAATAGCGAGTACATACCCTATTTTTTATGAAAAGCCGTCACTCTTCATAAAATTGGTTCAGCTATAATCGCAATAGTTGGTAACACAACTATGGCTGATTTTACTGATGAAGCACCGCCTCAGAAGGGTGAACCCCTATTTCTTGGTGTTCTAGGATCACGCAATGATATTACGCAAGGTGTTCTTATAGAACGGATTCTAAATCCAGTTTTACAAGAACTTGGTCGCCCTCCCGACAAGGCAATTCTACCGTCTGAAGGGACTTCAAGTATCTTTCTTACAGATTGGGCAGAGTCTCTAAAGATACCGCATCAGGTGTATGAATCCGATTGGCAACGTCATGCGCGCCGCGCAAAAATCTTCCGGGACGCGCGTATTCAGCAAGAGTCTACTCATTTCATAGTGTTTCTCAATAAACGCAGTGAGTTTAATGAGAAACTTGCGACGCGCCTAGCGCGCCAAGGCCACACCGTCTTTACAGTTTCCTGGAAGGACTGTGAAGTGGAGCAGCTTATTGTTGAGCAACCCCCTTCTTCAGAGTCACTACCTGCTCGCCCAGCAGAGCGCGGGAGCAAACGAGGTACTGGAAAAGGCTCAGGACGAAAAGGAGCGCAGACATTATCAGACCGTAAAAGCCATAGCCCACTGCTAGCACTCTGGGCATCTTCATGCCAAACAGCATCACCAGAGTGCCAATCAGAGTAATGGCGCCCAGGATGGCATATACGATAAAGATGCCATAGTATGTTGAGCACACGGTGTTGCTGCTGATGTTCTTGGTCCACTGGGGTTCCATTTCTTATACTAGAGACCTAGATTTTTTTACAGTTGCGTATTAGAATGGCAAAGTCTCGTCGCAGTCACCGCAGTCGTAAAACCCGCAAGGGCCGTAGCCGCCGCATGCGCGGAGGCCAAGCGCCCGTAAACTATTCCAACCCTGGCCCGATGAATCTGAATCTGGCACAAGGGGAACAATTCTTAAAGTTCCACGAAAAGCAGCATGGAGGTGCCCTGAATACCAGTGGTGCGTACCCGGGCGTCGTGGAGCAGGCCTCTGTGCTGCCCTCTAGCCTCGTGGCCTCTGCGCAACTCACCGGACTGAATGAGTCTTTTGACTATATCAAGCAGTTCGGCCCTAGTTCCGACAACCCCAACCTGCGCGGCGGCCGCCGTCGTCGTCGTGGCTCTCGCAAGAGCCGCAAGAGCCGCAAGAGCCGCAAGGGGCGCAAGCAGCGCGGTGGCGTGCTCGTGCGCTGGGGCGGAGGCGGACGCAAAGGTTCCCGCAAGGGTCGCAAGGCCAGTCGCAAGGGCAGCCGCAAGGCCAGCCGCAAGAGTCGCAAGAGCAGCCGCAGAAGCCGCCGTATGCGCGGAGGTTCTTATGCGGAAATGCGCTTCCCCATGGCCGTAGCGGATGAATCCAAGATGCTGCTGCCTTCTGGTTTAGCGTCACAAGCCGCTGGTTCTATGAATGCAGAGTGGGAGCTTGCTAAGAACCCCATGTCTTTTGCGCCCAAGATGTAAGAGACTAATACACAAGCGGCTTGGCCGCCCAAATGAGTCCCGCGCCAGTTTCACCGGCTGATGCGCCAAACATGGTTCTCAAAGCATCCGTATTTGCTTCGAGAACAGCCTTTTCTTCCCTTGTCGGCATTACAGTCAGCACGAGCACTGCGTCGCCCATCCCGCCCGTTTCGCCGCGAGGCATACCGAGACCCTCTACCACAATTTCCTGACGATTTTGTACGCCCGCGGGGATCTGGATAAATAGTCCCGCATCGTGCGCAGGATGTCCGTCTAAGCGCACCACTTTTCCAGCAAGCGCCTCGCCAAGAGTCAAGCCTACGCGATGACGAAGAATATCACCCGCACGTTCCCAGCCACTATCTTCATCCGCTGCAATAACTTCTACAATGACATCGCCAGCCTCTGTAAATTCTTCTACATGGCTACTCTCGCCGTTAAAGGTAATACAGTCTCCAGGGCGCATACCTTTTTTAACTACAAATTCAAGATTCTTGTCTTGTTTGATAAATTTACTTCCAGTACATTGGCCGCAAGAATCTCCCCTGGTTTTTCCAGAACCGCGACAAGTCATACAAGGGCCCTGGTTGTGCATAATCATGGGGCCCATTTGAACGATTTGGGTTTTAGTTCCGCTGCCTCCACAATCCCCGCATGATTTGAAATTCAGGGCCCCCTCGCCTTTACAGCCTCCGCAAAAGCGTTGACGCTCCAGGTGGATTTGGAGCGTGCGACCAAAATAAAAATCCTTCAGAGTCATCGCGATCTGTGTTTTCCGCGCAGGGGGTTTTCCAGGACGACGCCCGCCACGTTGAGGTCCTCCGCCTCCTCGCCCACCTCCAAACATGCCAAACAAGTCGCCCATGTCAAATCCGAATGGCATGCCCCCGCCCATACCAAACCCATGGCCAGGAGGAGGTCCGCCGCCATTTTCTCCAGGAACTTGACCCGTTTGATCATAAAAAGCGCGTGATTGATCATCATTGAGCACTTCATAGGCACGACTAATCTCTTGGAATTTTACAGTTGCCTCATCCTTTTTTTCAGGTACGACCTTGTCTGGATGCCATTGACGGCTTAATTTAATATACTGCTTCCGAATTTCAGAGGCATCCGCTCCCTTCTCCAATTCCAGTACAGAATACAGGTCCTTGGACATCTAGTCATCGTATTTCAAACGGTTTAGATAGGTTTACCTGTTAATAGAAGCATGGACACAACATCCACCTATGAATGCGCCGTACATAAACTGGAACAAACTGGAATAAAACGCGAAACATTTCAAATGGAATTCTATGACCTTCTCTTGAAAGTGTCTATGGCCGACTCCATGCGACTCTATAAAGAAATCAATGTTGCGTGTCATTGCCAAAGCAATTATAAAAAATTCGACGAGATTGCGAAATCTTTGACCTAAACGGCTCAAACAGGTATATACCAATGCAAACTCGGATTCTGTTTCAACAAGAGGCTATAGAAATATGTGATCGCGCAATTAAGACGCCCACTCACATGTTTTTTTACGGGCTTCATGGGATGGGAAAGACGTCTCTAGCCCTTGATTTTCTGGACAGTTATGCGCGCCATCATAAAATAGAAGCCCGCGATCCTGACTATTTCTTGCTCTTGACGGCCGACCAAGACCGTGGTATTCATACGGTTCGTGCCAAACTGGCAGATTTCGTACGAGGCTGTGTAAAACAACAGGGCATCGTGCGATGGGTTCTTATTGATGATGCCGATACATTGCCAGAAGTGAGTCAACAAGCCCTAAGACGACCCATGGAGCAATACGCTCACTTGACACGCTTTTTATTTATTGCGAATTCAAGCGAGTGTCTCATTCATGCGCTTCAGAGCCGCTGCCAACCGGCGCGCTTCGTACCTGTGCCCATTATGATGTATATTGATGTTCTCTTGAAACGCCTAGAGTATCCTATTAAAGATGAAGGCGTGCGCAATTGGTTGGGCGCGGCCTCCTTGTCAAGTGTTGCCGAGTTTAATAAAATGGCTGAAACACTCAAGTGGATTTCTCCAGAGTCGCCGACGATTCAAGACGCAAAAGAGATTTGTAGTACGCATGATTATGATAAGATTATTCCTCTCGTCAGAGCCATTTCATTTGACCAGCCAGAAAAACTCTACGAAATTCTTGGAATCTTGTGGCAAAATGGCATGAGTTTTGAAGATATTCTTCACGCTGTTCAACAAGTCGCGGACTTGTATTTTGTGTTGCCTTCTAAATCGCAAGTGCGTTTGTATAAATTCTTGGTTACCGGCTGGACATATCATGCCCGAAGCCGTTGTAGTTTTCTGGATCTTCTTTGTTGTGCGCAAGACGCGGGACTATTAACCTGCTAAAGGCTATTCTTTTGTATAAAATAGATAGGGGGCGTCTATGGATAGACATAGAAACTTATTTCGAGAGATACCTCCGTGGCCCCTTATTGAAGACGTATTGGGCATGCTAGGTCTCTCGAAACATCCTCCATTTACATTTCAGCGGAATGAAATTAGTTTAGAATATTCTGTAGATATAGTTGCGTTATTAGAACCCTATTATATACCTTCAAAGGCTAGGCAGTTTTTATCACATACTGACGAAAAACGGTGGATTACCATTTTACGTCATATATTGGAACATCATGGGTGGTCTGTAGTAAGTAAAGAAACAACGCGAGATAAAAAGAAGACGATTGTTTATAGTGTACAGCGTGTAAATACTGTTATAAGCACACCAGTTGAAGTCACGTTTGATTAGACTCCAGCTAACTTGAAGAGGTGTGTAACGGCGAGGTCTGATTCTAGGATTTGCTCTTCAGACATGCGTAAAAACCAACCAAAGATGCGTCTCTCCAAGAGTTCGGGCCAAGGGAAGGGCACATAGATAGTCTCGGGATGTATAGCAAATGGCAACACGCCGTCTTGTCCGGCGGCCAGCAAGTCCTCCAGTTCAATCTTACGTCCTGTTTGTTTGCGTGTTAATTCCGCATGAGGCATGACAATAACATTTTGACGCCCAGTTCCAGCAAAGAGAATATCCCAATTTTTATCATTGCGGATTTCCTTTCCTGTGGCTTGGCGTTCAATGCGCTCGTATAGCATAGTATGCCATTGTTTAAAGAATGGATGGTGAGGTTCAGGAGACCACAGCGCATGTTGGTTGGGTAAAAACGTGCCCTTGGGACCCGCATAGGTTTCCAGCGGGTCAGAACCGAATAAGACAACCTTGTCTTTTGGCAATTCAGGGAATTGGCGCAAGACAATAGAAGCGGGGCCCATCCAGAGGCCGCCGTACTTTTCCAGGAAGGCAACCTTCAGATAGGTCATTTCCTCGTCGCGCAGAGGAAGACGCTTGTTGCGCATGGGCTCTGGCAGACCTCCCAAGCGACGCTCGGCATCGGCTAGACCACCAATGACTTCCACATGGTATTTTTCACCTGCCGCCGCGACGATACTTTGGTAGCACAGATTCAAGAAGGGTAGATTCAATACGCGGCTGCTACGAGCACCAAAATCCGCCCACCAACGGCTATTCACGTCTGTATCATCCACATAGATCCATACAGTTGGTGTATTTAAACCTCGTTGTAAGAGTTTATCATCCTCAAAGGTCCCTTTATGCTTCGCATTCATATACATGGCAGCGGCCAGGGCCGTTACAAGAATCCCTGCCGACACGAGCGTTGTGCGGGTGTCCATCTGCTAGATTAATGATATAAAAGTTTAGTTCGGGCTTTTCTAGATTTTCTAGATTTACGATACAGTTTTCGCGTTTTCTGTCTTCCACCAGATTTAGCAATTTTAGAAGTTATGTGAGCCTGGATAATTTTTTTATTATCCTCATTTATATTATTTGCTGTCAAGTAGTCATATGTAATAAGATCATCTACATTGTCAATCATCCCAAGCATATCATCAGAAATACCATTAATTTTTTCAAGTATATTTTCGGTAGTTAGTGTAGACCTTTTTGGTGGCGGGGGAGGGGGAGGTGGTTGTGTTGAATACCATGTTTCATATTGGGTTATATAATCTATTTTGTATTTATGTTTAACTAAATGGTCAAATACTCCTTTATGTCCCATTCTTCCAGTGACAAATCCAGTCTTAAGATTCGTTACACGCTCCGCGGGCTCTATTTCTCTAAAACCCACTGTTGACAAATTAGAGTCCGCATAAAATGTTCCACCTCCATTTACTATAATTTCAGATTCATCATAATCTGTTTTTGGCAATCCAGCCCGTTCAATCGTATTATCAACATTAATGGATTTTATTCCAGGTAAAAGATGGATTTTAAAAAGGCAGCATGACGTGCCGTCGCTTATATGTTGCCGCAATACTTTATTTATATCCGACGATGTTGAAAACCATCCCCTATCCGAATATATCGTAGGACTAACTGGATTATGCCCACGATATACTATCCTTTCATTTCTTAGAGGCCGATACGCATTTAATAAATTTTGTATACGCTGCTCTATAGTTAAAGCATTCCCATCTAGTTTATTTGATTTTGTACTTTCAGTCACCCAATGCCGCAAGGCTTTATAACTCTGCTCAAAGTTCATCTATATAGGGCACATTATTTTTCAGTAATCACCAGTTGCTTCATGCGCTCAAAATAGTCTCTGGCGCCAATTTGCTCTTGTGCCGCCCGTAATCGGCGTTGCTCTTCTTGCGCAGCCTTTTGTCGTTCATACGCTTGAAGAGCCTCCATTTCTTGCTGGTTGTACGCATCGGGCGCGCGCTCACGCTGGGCCTTGTAACTGTTAAAATCTCTATTATCCACGCGCACGCCCTGTATTTGATTGCTAACTGTATTTTCAGTTGTGTAGGCCGCTCTTAGATCTGTAAATTGTTGTTTAGAGTTTGGTGCGGCTGTATAATCGTTAGGTCGCCCGCGACCAAGTTCTACGCCCATTCCAACGGCCAGTGTCATTTCCTGGGGATGATAGGCTGTAATTGCGCCGCCGCTACGCCCCTGACCTTGTGCTTCTTCCTCAAACATGCGGTTGAAGACTTCACGGTTGAAATCCTCACTAAATTTCTTGGCTCCTTTCATACCTCCACCCTTGGATGGGCCATCTTTCAACCAATCACCATAGCCGTCCTCATCTGGATCTGGAATTCGGGTCTGTTCAAACATTTGATTAAACACAGTCATATTCAGATTTTTGGGATTCAGTTTGACCGGCTCGGCGGGCATTTGCCACTCAGTCGCCGCAGATTTGCGCTGCTCGTGAACTGTATCAATTCCTGGCACGGCTTCTTGTACACCCCCCGCACCAACCTTTGTTTGACTTCCTTTGATGAGCCGTAAAATATCCATCAGATACGCATATGCTCTTGTGACTGCGTCAAATGCGTCCTTGGATCCTCCAGGTTTGTCTGGGTGCGCACGAATCACAGCCTTCTTATATGCGGCCTTTAGCATTTCGTCTGTCAAGGCAACTTCTTCTTGAATATTCAATACTCTCAAACATGCGCTAAAGAAATTTAGGGCTTTTTCGCTGCGCTTGGGTTTGGAGACTTGATGATAGGGGTCATTGTTAGATTGGACGGTTGGAATAATTTGATTTGTGGGGCGGGCGGGTGTTTGAAAAGCTTGTGGATGATATTGGAGTTGCTGAGGGGTCGCTTGTTGTTGGGGTTTAGCACCAGTCTCCCCTGGTAGCGCTGGCATGGCGCCTCCATGTCGCACCGCAGCCGCATATTGGAGCATGGCACCGTAGATGCCCCCAAGTTTAGCGCTCCGCACAATGCCAGTGTCGCCAAGGAGTGTATCAATCATTTGAAGACGCGTTTGTGGATTTTGAATTGCTAGTAGTTTTTTATAAATTCCCACATGTGTCGGGTCCAATTGACTTTGAACTTGACCCATGGTATATCCTTCCGTTTCCTATATACAAATCATTTTACGTCTTTTAGCATCATACGCAGACGTTCAGGAAAGAAAAGAGGGATTTGTGCCTCGCACTCCCAAATTTGCTTGTGGCCAGCCGTGAAGAGTTCAAACGACGACGGCCAAAGTTGTGGGGCTAACTTGGGGAGACGACGGAGGCGCGCGTCACGAATGAGCCACCAACTCGCAAGAGGGAGCACGAGTGCTAATTGTTCTTGAGGTTTCAGTTCATAACCAGAATCCAGTTTTGCCAGGGGTAGGTCCCGAGACTGAATATAGGCCAGGAGATCTGAATACAGCGGCGGCAAAAACCAGGGGAAGCACCACTCGGAGTCAACTGAATTTCCAGTATAATACTGTAAAATCCAGTCGAGACCTTTATAGTATTCCTCGCAAATGCGCTCTGTAGAACTCGCACCCAGCCAGCGCTCTCTGTATATTTGCTTCCAAGAATCCAGTAATACAGCAGCGGTCTTGCCATCCTCCCCACGACCAAAGGACTTTACAAGAGCCATCTCTTCACACATGCGTAGAGGGGTCTTGTTCCATTCATCAATAGCGAGTTCAAGAGCAGTAGAGCCACGCGCGTGTTGGTTGCGCTGACCAATCTTTTGCGCACAATGGTTACGCACAAGGTCTTCTTCACGCCGAGCGCACCAAAGAATACAGTCTTTCAGTGCCTCTTTTTTCCATACGGCTCTTCCATCGCCGCTCGTATCAATGATACATCCATGGACCCGTCGCACATCTTCAAGCATCCGCAGGAGCATATCATGGCCGCCGTCTTTGAGTTTTAGAGACAGACCATGAGGCAAAAAGTCATTACCCACTAAGGACATGGCCATACAATAATCCAGAATATAGCCTTCACCCTTACTTCCAGACCCCCCACACAAAGTATCTCTTAGTTTGTGAATACTAAAATATCTATATTCTTCTTGATTATCTGTGTATTGAACTTCACCGCATTCTACTGCTTCCCGAAAGAGCCACATTTCTTGAATGGACTGTAAGAGAGAAAGTAGAATCAAATCTGCGTCAAGGCCATAAATAACGTGGCTTTCTCGCATTGAGCATGCTCGCAGTCCTCGCATGGCCTTGTGTTCACCTTCTCCAGGCTCGTCGGCGGCACTGACAACCCATTTTACACCTTCCGACTTACATTCACGCAGCGCATCTCCGAGGCGTTCCATGAAGGCCGTGCCAGGGGTGATGGCGTTCGTGTCCCACCGCTCCTTGCCCGCTTCCGACTTGCCGATGCGCACTTCTTCTGCCGCGGTCCAATGACTCTTAAACCGCCGCAGACGCTGTTGGCGCATCTTGGCCATGGGAACCACGCCGTCAACGCCAACAAAAACTTGCTCGCTAGGATTCACGAGCCCAACAATTTTCTTCAAGTATTTACAAACATCTTGAATGAGATGATTTTCCCATTCTACGCGTGTCGCTTCTCCCGCAAAGGGCCGCGCGCCAGGTCGCCGAAGACAGTGATAGACCATACAGTTAAAATCCACCCACAAGTGGCTAGGTCTCTTGCCGCCGCGTTGCTTTGATAAAAGGCCCGGTATGCGATCGCATAACTTTTTATAATACGATGGAATACCCATACCTCAAACAGGAAGGAGGCTCTCTATGAGTTCTTATTTTAAAGCGCTTAAGTCACTCCAGGATGATATAGTGTCTCCCGCATTTCATGACTTATTACGTTCCGCACCAGACTCTCTCTTCATTGGTTCAGCATTCTTTGCGCTCATAACCCAAAGTTTCCCTCTGGGAATTTTCACGCTTGCTATGGCTGAATTTGGCATGCTGAATCGTGCTCTAGGCGGCCTCATTGGATCTCTACATAACAACGAAAGGTCCGCGCGCCCTGAAATCTGTAAGGCTGGAATTCCCAGTCCCTACCAAATTTCAGTCGTCGGTCAAATCCTCGGCGAAACGGCCTTTCCGAGTGGCCCCATCTTCTTCATTGGTGCTGTAATTACCTATATTCTTTCCAGTACACTGAATTTCCAGAAGGAGCTGGAAGAACTCGGCAATTCAGAGCCCGAGTGGAAAACCCGCATCCCCCTGAGTTTCACCTTTAGTATTGTATTCTTGCTCTTATTCCTCGTCTATAGAGTCTATTATGAATGTGACAGTGTAATGGTAACACTCGGTTCCACACTGTTTGGAGCTATTGCTGGATTCCTAGTGTATATAGTTCATGTGTATCTCTTTGGCCGCGACTCTATAAATTTCCTGGGCATTCCTCTCTTGGCCGACCGCGCCGCCAATGGCAAACCGTTATATGTTTGCGCGACCAATAAATAGAGAACTCCACACGATGGAGAGTTGGATTGGAAATATGATTTGTGGAGCAAGAAATTTCCTAGACCAGGGCTTTCGTAGTCTTCCGACGATTTTAGGAGGCGCGACGCTCATTTTAGGTCTCACACAAGGAAATCTTAATTTCTTATTTTTCTTTGCGGGTCTCTTCCTTGTCGCCCCGTTGGCCGCGCTTTTAGTCAATGGCTTAACAGAGTTTGTCTTTTCAAACTTTTTAACATTTATACCACAAGAACTGTGGTTGGTGCGTGGGGGCTCATCAGACCAGTGCTCCATGTTTACGGTCTTCCCCTCTAATCTCCCCGCAACGGCTATGAATGCGGTGCCTTCGTACTGGATGACTATAATGGCATTCTTCTTCTTTTATCTTTTCGCCAATGCTGTAAATCTGTATACAAAACAGTCAACAAGCAAGGCACCAAAGGATGCGGTGGATGCGAGGAAAGCGCAAGCTATGATTGGTATGATTATGCTTGGTATAACGGGCACTGTTTTCACGATCCTGCGCTACGCAAAAACGGGTTGTGAAACGGGTCTTGGTGTTCTTGTGAGTCTTCTTGTTGGCGGGTCTCTTGGGTATGGATGGTACGAATTCATGCGCTCTTGCGGTTTAGGACGCTTAGACGACTTGTTCGGCATCAGCAACAGAATTCTGCCACTACAAAGTCAAGAGGATAATACACCGGTGACGTGCGTCCCCACGAAGACCTAAAAAATTGGCCGCCCCCAGCGCCGCCCTAGGAGGCATAGAACGAGACGAAGAAAATGACCAACTACATCATTGCTCTGATTCGCTGCACCCGCGACTCTCGCGGATCCAACGACGACAAGATTACCATTCTGGGAGATACTGACAATACTAGTATGTTTCGTGTAAAGCACAAGGTTCCGTCCGAGTATTCTGCCACTGTCAATAAATACAAGACTACGCATCTGATGAATAATGAGGCACTACACCTGTATCTCAATTCACTCTTTACTCTTCTGCGCAATGACGAGGAGCCTTTCGAGAATATCCAGTTTGATATTACGGGAATGCCCACTAGTATTGTAAAGCCCTACAATCTGGATTATGTGACCTGCGCTGTAATTAATTACATCAATACTATTACGGGACTTGGGCTTGAGTATAGCACTCCTGTATACAAGTATGTAGAAAAGAAGAGCAGGAAGAACCATCTCTTCTTTGATAGCGAAGGATATGAGTATTAAATCCCATACAAGTTTCGCAACATTGCCAGTGATTTCTTCCACTTGGCAACATCTTCTGGCTTGAGCTGCTGAGCCATCATAGCTTGTTGAAACATACCAAAGAGCTCTCGTACCTGTTTTTCAATAGATTGTTTACGATACATTTCGGGTAGAGTCGCAATGTCTGGTGATTTTTTTTGATTCATCGCATTTACACGGTCGTGACAGCCCCAGAGCCAGTTTCTAATCCAATCTCTGCGTGCCTGTCCAATAAGTGTTCTAATAGTTTCTGGCCTCTTAGCATGGAGCCACTCAAGAAAGTGTTGTTTACACAGGACACAGGGCATTACAAAGGCTTGTGTTTTTAAGAGTAATATCCACGCATCCGCTTCATCGTTGCTTATGATTTGATTTATTTGATTTCCGCTTTGTTCTGTGAGGGTGTGGAGCACTTTCCAAAAGCGCGGACCCCAGGCCTCGCGCGACAAGCCGATTTGTTTAAT